TAAACTATCAACAAATAGGATTAAGCCCAGCAGATTTAGAGGTGTTAAAATCAATAGAGTTTGATGAGCAAATGATTGCAAAGGCGTTCGGTATTGACCCTATTTTATTTAGTTTAGATTCAGCATCGTATAACAACAAAAAAGAAGCGAGTAAATCATTAGTTAATAATGTAATTACTCCGATGTTGAACTTATTAGCAGATGCTTACACCGATATTATCGAAGACCCTCGTATTTATGTAGGTTATGATATTTCTCACTTCGAGGAAATGCAACAGAATTTAAAAGAAACTGTTGATGCTTTAGATAAAGCTTGGTGGATTACTCCTAATCAGAAGTTAGCACAAATGGGACGTGAGGTAAGCACCGATGCGTTAATGGATAAAGTATATATACCGACAAGTTATGTGCCGTTAGATGAAGTTTCTGTGCCAATGGATGCAAACCTAAAGAACTTCGACTATACTAATGACTAAAGAAGAAAAAATAACAAAAGAGTGGGAGGCGTTTAGACTTCGATTATATCTATTGGGGTATGCTAAATTTTCAAAAGCGTTAAAGAAACAGATAGATCCGATACTTGCATCGTTAGAGGGAACTCAACAGATAGTTCTAATTAATGCGATGAGTACTGAGTTAATCACTACGCTACCGATTCAACAAGCATTTAACGAGTTTATTTCTATTGTAGGCGATAGGTCAGCAAAAAAGACTTATCAGTTATTTATGAGGTCTTTACCTAATAGTGCTAATATCTCTGTTGGTTTTGGTTCGGATATATTTAAAGCACAAATGCAGGAGTATCTAAACACAATCGGAGGTCAACACATTAAAGATATAACCGATACAACAAGAAAGCTAGTAAGTAAGGCATTTACCGATGGAATAGAGGCAGGGGATACGACAAGGCAGTTAAGTAAAAGAATTGAAAGCTATACACTAGGGAGTAATGGAAGTGGTTTAGAGGGTAGAATAAACGTAAAGGCACGAGCATTGATGATAAGTAAAACTGAAACATTAATGGCAAGTGAGAAAGCAAAGGACTTGCAAATAGATGAAAGCATTTACCTTTATGAAAAGAAGTGGGTAAAAGGACATCCAAAAGAGCCTAGAGAAACGCATATACAAGTATCACAAAACAAACCTATTGACAAAGATAAACCATTTATAGTAGGAGGGGTTCAAATGTATTATGCAGGGGATAGTCGAGGTGGTGCAGAAAATGTGATTAACTGCAAATGTTCAACAATCTACCTACCTAAAGAAGATGCTAAAGGGGACTTAATTAAAAAGTAATGGGCAACTATCTAAAAGTTCAGGGAGTGCAAACGGTAACAAACGCTATCAAAAGCAAGGGTAAAGCTATTGAGGATGGTGTTAAGATGAACGTGGAAAAGTATGGAGCAAAGATAGCAGCACAAGCACAAAGTAGTGCAAGTTCAATTCTTGCAACGTGGGCAAAGATAGACATACATCACAATCCTACGCAAAGTGGGTTATCTTATATTATACAAGCAGGGGATTCAGGAAGTGGAGAAATGGCAGCCTATTTTGAATTTGGAACTGGAAAAAGTTACTTACAAATGCAAGGTAGTTACACACCTGAAATGAAACGTATAGCACAAAGCTATTACAAGGATGGTAAAGGAACTATTAAGGCACACCCATATTTATTCCCTGCATATTACAAGTATCGAAAAGAGTTTATTCAGTCAATAAAGGCATTAGTTAAAAAAGTTGTTTAATATTGCTAAAATTTTTAGTATTTTTGTGTAATGAAAGATTGCATAGCTATATTACAAGAGAAGTATTTTGAAGCCCTTAATGGGGTTTTATCTTATAATGGGGTAACTATACCAGTGTACGATAGTTCTTCAATCCCTGCTGATGCAGTGCAACCCTATGTGCTTTTATCCGATGTATTTGCTACGGAATTAGGCGAAGGTAGTAAATCAAGCTACGGACAAGAGGTAATATTTGAGTGCAGAGTAGTAACGAAGTACTTAAATGCTTTTGGAGGTAAAAAACAAGCGAGTAATATATCAGACCAAATAATCCAAAGAATACGAACACGACAAGCAGGATATTTAGACTTATCGCCTGATTTTTATATGATAAAATCGGAGTTAGAAAGTACAAATAGTTTCGAGGAGTTGGTAAGCGATGGAATTTTAATAAACAGAATAATAAGATTTAATCACACAATACAAGAAGTTTAACAATTTAAAATAAAAAGAAATGGTATTTAATGGCGATTTAATGGTAGTAAAAGTTGGTTCAGTTGTAGTAGCGGAATTAACAAATTGCGAATTAACAGCATCTACTAATATGTTCGAGATTACGAGCAAAGAGAGTGGTGGTAAAAAAGAAATTTTAGCAGGTAACTCTGAATGGAGTGCAACGGCTGATGTAAATGTAGATTTTGTATCTTCTAATTGGGATGCTGCAGATATGTGGGCTGCTTGGGATGCAAAAACTGCATTATCAATCACAATCACAAACGGAGTAACTGGAGATAAAAGTTTTGCAGGAACTGCTTATGTTGACAACGTAACTTACACTGGACCTCAAGGGGATAAAGCAAGTGGAACGGTATCATTCGCAGGAACTGGAGCATTAACAATAGCTACAATTGTGTAATGGCTGGAACAATCGAAATTAAACTTGGAAACGAAGTAAGGCAGTTAAAATTTGCAAATTACGCATTAGAGCATTATACTAAAATAACTGGGACTGATATTGGCAGTATTAAGCAGGTAGATGAGGACTACTCACAACTTGAAATGACTGCTGATATCATTCTATGTGGTTTAGTGGGATGGTGTAAGAGTAACGGCAAAGTGCTTGACTTGACAAAAGACGATATTATTAAGTTAATGGATGATGTAAGTTACACCGACCAATTAATCGTAATAAAGGAGTTTATGAATAGCGTGGTGAACTTAACAAATGAGATGCTAAAAGCATTAAAGGCGATGAGTTCGGATGGTGAAGAAGAAAAAAAAAAATAACGTGGGATGACTTGCTAGATAATGCGATTATCAATTTAGGCTTAATGCCCGATGTATTTTGGAATTTAAGATTTGTTGATTATTTAAGGTTAGTAATTCATAACGCAAAAAAGGAGGCTACGGAGTGGGATAGGTTTAGAGTAATGTATTCATTCATTTTAAATACTAACGTATCACGTCAGCACCAAAAGACACCTAATCAGTTAATGCCATTATGGACTGATAAGATAGCAGTAAGGAAAAGAAAAAGGATAACGGAGGCAGATAGAGATAGGATTTTAGAATCAATTAAAAGAAATGAAAGAGGAATTAATAGTATCGCTGACTGCTGACATAAAGGATTTATCGAATAAATTAGATAAGGCAAATACTGAAATAAATGGGTTTGCTGATAAGTCAGCAGCATCAACTAGTAAAGCAGCAAGTTCATTTAAAGGATTGGGTAGTGAGCTACAAAATTTAGTAGTAGGTTACATATCATTACAAGCAGCAACAGAGGCAGTAGGTAGAGCCTTTTCAGAAAGCATAAAATTAGATTCAGTTAAGTCTGCATTAACACAAGTTTTAGGAAGTTCGGAATTAGCAGTAGCCCAATTAGATAGGCTTTCGCAAAGTGCTGATTATTTGGGGTTAAACTTTTTAGATTTAGCGACTTCTTATAAATCATTCGCAGCAGCAGCAATATCATCAGGACAAACATTAGAAAGCACAAATAAGATATTTGATTCTGTTACTAAATCGGCAGCAGTATTAAAACTATCATCAGAAGATGTTAAGTTATCTTTAAACGCTTTAGGGCAAATGTTTTCTAAAGGTAACATACAAGCAGAGGAGTTAAGAGGTCAGTTAGGTGAAAGATTGCCGGGTGCAGTAGCTTTATTAGCTAAAGGGCTTGGAGTATCAACAAAAGAGTTAAATAAGATGTTAGAGCAAGGTCAAGTACTTGCATCTGACTTGCCTAAATTAGCTGATGAATTAGATAAAACGTATGGGGATAGTATTAATAAAAAAGTAAATACGTTACAATCATCAGTTAATGAACTTGCAAACACATTTACAAAGTCTTTAAGTAGTGGTGCAGTAGGTAATTTCTTTAAAGTTATTGTAGATGGTGCAAATAGAGCATTAACAAGTATTGAATATCTATATAAACTTTTATCGAATAAGCCAGGCACTAATATAGCAGCAGTTGGCTTTGAAGAAGATTTTAAAAAATATCAAGAGTTATCTAAAAAGGGACTTGCTAAAATAGATGTGAATGCAGACCAAAAGAAAATAGCAACACAACAAGGCGAGATAAATTCAGCATTAGAGCAAAATCTTAAATTAACTGCTGATGCTACAATATTATATGGCAATCAATCAGCACAAGTAGTTACATTAAATAAAGAGTATGGATGGTTGGTTAATCAATTAACAGAGGTTAATAAATTAATTAAAGTCAAACCACCTGAAATAACTAAAGCAACTAATAGAGGTTATAATCCTGCATTAGAAATGATGCAAGGTGCTAAAGACCAAATAGCAACTGCAAAAGAGTTATTTAACCTTTACAAAGAAAGCCCTAAATCATTAGGTTTATTAGGAGAAGAATATGTAAACAATCCATTTTTTAAAGCATTAATTGATGGAGAATTATCAAAGCAAACATTAGAGTTAAAGAGTTCTGCTGAAAAATTAGATGAAAAGTTTGGACAAGGTTCGGGTATTTATTTAGAAGACTTAACAACTATTTACGGATTAGGAGAAAAACTTAAAATACTTCAAGATGAGTTAGCGATAACACCAATAGGTACTGAAAAGTGGACTGAATTAAATACTCAAATATTAGGAGTTCAAACTACATTAGATGGTTTAAAAACAAATACGCAAGATTATAGTACTCTTACTACTGAATGGTTTAATGCTATTAGTACTGGTGCTACAAATGCGTTTGAGAGTGCTATAAATGGAACACAAACATTTGCAGAGGCATTTACACAAGTTATAAAGCAGTTAATAGCTAGATTATTAGCAGCATTAGCAGTAGCAGTAGCTTTATCTATAGCAGTATCAATAGCAACTGCAGGTACTAATATGATTGGTGGGAAAGCATATAGTTTTAAGGATATTTTTAAAATGACAAGTGGGATTAATTTAGATGGTGGAGGTGGTGCAAAACGAGTAAATACGGGAGTTAGTAATAATAATAGTGGAGGTGGCTCGGTGGATTTCGAAATTCGAGGAGATAAACTCTATGGTGTGCTACAAAATTATTCAGGTCGTTTAGATAGATTAGTATAATGACTTACAACTATAAATACAAAATGGAATGGGTTGGTTTGAAATATGCCAACTATAAATTACAACATCCATCTGCTGATACTATTTACTATCGTTTAGAGTTCTATAAAAACGAAGAAAACCCAGTAACGTATGATGTAGTTAATTTAGATGGTGCTAACAATCCATTTACTATAAACTATCGTTCTAAATCGGACTTTGTATTTGAGCCTTTTAGGTCATCAAGTGCAGAGATAAACATAAAATTAGGTAGCAATTCAGTAGTAGTACCAGAAGATTTTTATTCTATAAATAATCAATCATTTAAGGTAATATTCAAACTTATAAATGAAACAGAAGTAACTGAAACAACTTTATGGACTGGGTTTTTATTAAGTTCAGATATTCAGTATGAGTGGCAAGATGAATACTATATAAGACTAACTGCAACTGATAATTTAGGGATTTTAAAAGAGTATGTTTATACAGATACTACTCAATTTTCTATACCTATTTCACAAGATTTTTATGCAGGGTTAAGTATAAAGGATTTTGTAGTTAGATGCTTAAGTTACATAGGGCTTAACTTGGATGTTAAGTTTGCTATGAACTTTAAAGAAAGTATGGTAGCGATTAATGAAACTGGAATGTTCATTAATGAGTACGCTGCTATTGATTGGGATAAAAAATACCCTCGAACTATTGACCAACTATTAACAGATTTACTAACTTCATTAGGTTGTATCTTATATCAAGATAATAGGGATTCAACGTGGACAATTCTAAATATTAACGAATTAGCGACAAGTACAGATAATTTAGTACCTTATAGAAAATACGACTATGCAGGTACATTCATATCTAATAGTACCTATAATATTAAAACAAGAATAGCACGAGGTACAGACACGATATGGAGCGATGTAAACCAAATAGTAACATTACGCCCTCCTATTGCATCAATGCAATTAAAGTACGATTATAGACCTAAAAACCTTATCCCTAACTATGGATTCTTTCAAAAGACTGGGGATATAGCAGATATTTGGGAAACAATAAATCCACCAATAACAGACCCTTACATAGTAGTTAATCAGTTGCGTAATCCTTACGATATACAGATAATGAAATGTATATTAAACGAGAGCAAATCGGGTGCATTTACGGGTAGTAGTTATCTACAAATGGAAGTAGATATGGATAAATTTACTGCTTGTTATGATGCAAATACTGGTACTTATGTAAACTTAAGAGATAGTTTTGCTATCAATATAAAGTTTGATTATAAGATAGTTGGAGGGGTAAATGGGGATGGGTTCAATTTTACTAATGCATTTTATAGACCAACTGATGCTAAATATACTTCATTCGATAAAAATGGGGATTGGAATACTACTAATCTTTCAGGATTACAAAGTTCAAGTCCAGTAAGGATTGATGCTTATGCAGATGATTCACAATGGCAGCAATTCCAAGTATTAAGTAAATATACTGCATCGGATGGTACTGGTAGTGCATCCACTACTAATTGGTTTTTTGAACTTAAGAACTTCTTATTTTTAGTAAGACCACTACGAGTGCAAACACCATCAAGTGGAACACCTTATTTATTGATTGATAATATTCAGTTAAATATGATACCTACAAGGAATTTAACTATTAAGGGATTCTCTTATATAGCTTATTTCACTAATGGTACATTTATAAATAGCAATACTAAAACTATAAAATCTTCATTCCATACTGGGTTATTAAATAAAAATGATTCATTTACTTACGAAGATATAATATTTGTTAAGGATAATATTTTCACTCTTGATTATATAAGAGCATCAGCAAAATGGGAACGTGCTTGGGAAACATCGGTAACAGAAGAAACTAACGATAGTACACTAAATCAAAAAACGTGTGCATCTATCTTGTCATTTTATAGAACATCAGGTAGAAGATTTACTGGTAACATATATGCAGAGCAAACACCGATACCCGAAGTAATAACAACACCGATAGGATTCCCTATATATACAGAGATTGAGGGTACAAGTAATTATACTATTAATAACGACATAATGGATGCTTTTGAAATAAGAGTATTAGCAGATGGAGGGACTATTGAGGATGTTACTTGTGGGTCTGATTTCCTTGCTGAATTTAATGCTTTAGATTCTACATTCTTTAGTAATACTGCATCATTCGATTACGCTACTAATAAAACAAATATGGTTTTAGAAGAAGATTTGACGAGTGAAGTAGAGTTGATTGAATCAGGTATTGGGTTTTTTGAGATTGCACCAAGTTCACAATTTGGAGGTACTGGAAGTACAACTGGCAATACTCAAGGAACGGTAATAGATGGCTAAAAAGATAATTTTGTAAAATGCTAAAAATATTAGTATTTTTGTGTAAATAAAGGAGTATGCAGTTTAAACAAGTATCACACGAAATAAAGGCTTTAGATGATGCAAAAGGTATCGTAATAGCCTATGCAAGTGTTTACAATAACATAGATGCTGACAAAGAAAGAATCGTACAAGGTGCTTTCACAAAGACTATACAAGAGAATAAAAAGCGTATAAGAGTGCTGAAAGACCACGACCCTCGTATAGGGTTGGGAGTGCCTTTAGAGATTAATGGTAACGACCCTTATGGACTTTTAACCACTACTCAATTTAACCTTAAAAAAGAGGTTAGTAGAGATATGTACGAGGATATTAAGTTATTCCTTGCTAATGGCTTAAATGCTGAATTATCAATCGGATTTCAAACGATTAAAAGCATTGAGGAACAAACAGATGAAGAAAACGAGGTGGAAACGATTACAGAGGTTAAACTTTGGGAATATTCGTTTTTATCGAATTGGGCAGCGAATGACAAGGCAATCGTACAAGATGTAAAGAACAAAAAAGAAAGTGCTATGGATTTATTGGTAAAGATGTACAATTTACCTTATTCAGATAGCAGATTAAAAGCAATAGAATCATTACTATTATCACTTGAAGAAAATGAGCCGTTAGAAAATAACACTCCAATACTAGAGCCGATAAACGATTCAGAGCAAAAAGCAAATGAATTATTTAACTATTTATTATTAAAAGGAGTATTAAAAAATGGAAATTAAAGATGTAGTTGATGCAGTAGCATCACAAATCGAAACGAAGTCGGTAGAGTTCGATTCAAAAGTAAACGCAGTTAAATCTGACGTTGAAACAAAATTACAAGAAAAATCAGTAGAGATTGAGAACTTAAAAGGTCAAATCACTAAAATTACTGAAAGAGCAGATGAGTTAGATACTTTGATGTCTAAAAAATCAAATGAGAACGTGAAAGCTAAATCATTTGGCGAAGCGTTAGCAGACGCTGCTGATAACGAAATGGGTAACATCGAAAAGGCTTTGAAGTCGCAAGGTGGTTCACACACAATCCAATTAAAAGCAGTAGGTAATATGTTACTTTCATCTTCATTAACTGGAGATTCAGTAGCAAGTTACTCACAACGTCAAGCAATTTTACCTGCACAAGCGTTGAACTTTAGAGATTTAGTTCCATCGGTATCTAGTGCAACTGGAACTTACGTTCAATATCGTGAAACTGGTTCAGAGGGTTCAATCTCTGCTCAAACAGAAGGTTCTTCTAAATCACAAATTGACTACGATTTAACAGAGGTTAAGACCGTAAACGCATACATTGCAGGTTACGCAACTTACTCTAAGCAATTCGCAAAATCATTACCTTTTATGCAAGGTACATTGTCAAGAATGTTGTTAAGAGATTTCTTCAAAGCAGAAAATGCTTCATTCTTCTCTACCGTTTCAGGTGCTGCAACTGGTGTTACAACCGTTACTGCAA